ATACTTCTTGCGTGTCTTCATCCATACGCAACAACGTGTGTATGTGCGTTTGGGTGATATCATGCTTCTCAGACTCTAGTCCATTGTCTTCAAGATACTGTTCAGCGTCTTTCCTAGTTGGGAAATTACCCACTAAGCCTCCACCTTCAGTTCTTTTTTTCCAGACAACATACTCTTCTTTGAAGTGTGCGTTGACTACCACTAGAGATGAACCGTAGTTTTCACCAGTTACAGTGTTTATGAAGTCGCCTTCTTTAGCTCCTTCTAAATATTCACTGTGGTTTGGATCTACTTCGTGGTTCATTTTTTGAAGTAGTTTTACCCTTGGCACTGAGATATGTTCAGATGAAACATTTTCATTACCTAGTTTTGATCCCTGTTTAACATGAGCTGGGACTTTGCTCGTTACTACACTAATATCGTTTGACATCGTTATTCCTCCTTCGTCATTCGTTATTCGTTATTATTATGTTGACCTAAAGTTAACTTTGGTCAACTCCGTACTTTCAACCCCAGGAATATCATCCCCAAGACTGATAGCTTCCCTATAGGCAGTGGCTGACATACGTTTTTGTAGTAGTTCAAACCTGCCGGTTTTTGCTACGTACTCTTGTAACGCATCCCAGTCATCGACTGTAGGTACAACCTCCTTTTTAAGGGAGAGTGTTCGTCCGCCATTAGATATTTTTTCAAGACCTTCGTCCTGCATTCTAATAGCTATTTGTGCTTCAAGCTCACGCTTTTCTGCATTGTATTCTTTTTCTTGTGCTTTTAGCTCTGTGATACCGTCACGCACGCGACCGTATTCAGCTAATAAGTCATTTAGTTTCTTTGCCATGTCCTACCTCCTGTAATATATGTAGCAAATTTTCCATTCGCCCTAACTTAGTATTAAGTTTTTTATACACTTCGGGCTCCCAAGTGTTTTGTGCTTGTATAAGTATAGTTTCGGTCTTTTGTGTTTGACCAGATCTGTGTATACGTTGGTTGAATTGTTGAAAGTGTTCAGCATTGTAAGTGGGTGAACACCATATAATTGTATTAGCTTTGGTAAGTGTCAAACCATGGCCTGCTGACTGCGGATGACATAACAGCATTTTAATATGACCTGCTTGGAATCGTGCGACTATGTCTTTTCTCTTCTCAGCTTTGACCGTACCGTCGATAATTTCATAAGTTACACCTTGTTTTTCTGCTAGTTTTACTAAAGCATCACGTTCGTGCCGCCAGTTGAATGCTACCAGGGAGTGTGCACGTTGTTCTACAAGAGTCATTACAATGTCATAACGCTCTTGGTGAATGAACTGCACTAACTTGTCTTCATCATATACTGCACCTGTAACTAGCTGCAGGAGCTTCTTGACACGGGCTCCTGCATGGACAGCATTAACGGTACCTGTCTTAGTGTATAAAACAGAATCGTTAGCAAGGAGATTATATTTTTGCTGTATCTGTTTAGACAAGTTAGTGTTGATTGTACGTGTTACATTGTCAGGTAGATCTATACACTCTGACAGTGCGTAACGTATGGTTATATCACGCAGTCGAATAGCAACTGCATCTTCAGCATCAGGTTTATCTATCCATTCGTTGGCAAAGCCATTGAACTTGGGTGTACATACCTGAGATCTGAATTGGAAGAACCTAGCTCCTAGTCGTTCGCCGTCGTCGACTAGGAGTGTTGGGTGCCAGATATCTAGAATAGTATTACTATTAGGAGTACCAGACATGGCAATCCTATTAGTAAAATGATGGATGATATCTTTGAGATTTTTACTGCGTTTGGCCGTGCGATTTTTAAAAGCGGTAAACTCATCAATAACGATTGTATTGAATTGCTTACAATATCGTGTGTTTTTACGCAGAAAGTTAACAGCTTCGAAATTAGTGATGACCATATCAAAGCTAGTTTCTTTAAATATTTTTTCCCTATTTTTAGCATAAGCTACTCCGTATTTAATATTGGGTTGAAACTTTTTAATGTCTTCCCCCCAAGCCGCTTCTAATATAGAAAGCGGTGCTAGGACTAAAGTCCTGCCGCCAAGTATAGCATGAGCATCTAGGACCGCACGTGTTTTACCAGTGCCTGGGTCTGAGGTAATCATACATTTTGGATTTGCTACTATGAAGTCAGTAGTCTTTTTTTGGTGGTCGTAAGCCACAGGTATATCGTTCATCGTTACTCCTTAATCGTCAAACGTTAATTGTTAATCGTTATTCGTTAATACTATTGTATCACGTCTCTGCCCATTCGCAAACTGGGTAATCACCCTTTCCGTATGAGCACCATTTACAGTTATATGTAGATGGATTTGGTGGGAATTTAGTTGCAGTAGTCATCGCTATTGCTCTGTCGTGCAACTTGGGCATGAAAGCCATAGCCTCATCCCGTGTATAAACTTGTTCTAGTGTTGTGCCGTGATCAAGATACCATATTTCAGTCTTAGCAATTTGTAAGTCTGGGTATCTAAAGAAACTACCGATTGCGTAAACAAGTGCTTGTTGGCTGTGAGGAATCTCATTGCCAAAAGCTTTACCTGTTTTGTAATCAATAACTCTTGCTGATGTTTCTGTTTCGTGTACGAAAGCATCCAGCTTGATACGGCCCCACACGTTTGGGGCTAACCAACCACAAGGTTCCCAACTTCTGGTAAACCCCCAATCACCCTCAAGTTCTACTTTAGCATCTACAAACAGTTCGCGAAGATTTTTAAACTGCGATGTAAATTTCTTGAGGGTGTCGGGCAGTTCACCTAACGCACCTGCTACATAGTCTTCAGCTTGCTTGTGGATTTCCGTGCCGCGTGCAGCCGCTGGCCCGAAGTCCTCTTGCACTTTTTTAACTTTAGCTATGTAGGAGCGATAAGCACATGATTCGAAAGTTTTTAGGGTAGAGTATGACCAGGCTGGTATATAGCCTAACTCTATGTCCTCCGTGACCTCAACCGTTGAGATTAGGTCTGGACGCTTGGATTGTGTTAGATTCTTCATCTATTAGTCCTAAGTCCCTTTCATCGAAATGCTGTTCGATTAAATCCTTTCGCACATTATTATCTATTTTCCATGTCAATACAACTCCCCGGGGGATGCCAGCTGCACGATCTTTGCTGATGCGTTTACGTGCGGTCTTTATACTGAGCCTGGACATCCGTTTAGCAAACTCACGTTGTGAGATGGTGTTACGGCTGTCCGTCATTGCATCATGTACAACTTTGAAATGAGCAAGTGGTATGATTTGTTCGTTAGACGATTGTGCTAACCACTCTTTTACATACCTTTGTGCCGTGCTTATACCACCGGCGTCAAAGGTGTTTGTGAGTGGAATATCTAATATTTCAGTAAAGTATTCTAAGTTGCGTGTGCGTATTGCATTTGCAAACTCTTCAAGAACTGACATAGATACTTCTTTCATTTCTTTCTTAGCATCATTTTCTAGTGCAGTATGAGCCATGCGTGCATCGACCTGGAACTTGTCCAGGATCCCTGACACGATATACAACTCTTTATCTAACAGATCTAGGTTGTCTATTAGGTCTTTATGTTCTACTTCTAGTTTCGTTTCTTGTCGTGGGGCTACGTTGTACCTTCTGTCCGAATCTTCAATCTTAACTGCATCTGCTCTGTTAGTTAGAAATATAAAGTTCGTGTAAGAAGGCAGCTCAATCTGGTTGGTACGCATGGCTCTGATTGTTAAAGTTGGTTCTGTAATTTGATGTTTCAACTTGTCGGCCATGCGACCAACTGAGCCAGAGTCAGCCATACGGAACTCATCTACAACTAAGAACATTGCTGTACGCATATAAAGGTTGAACTGTTCTTCTATGTTTTCTAAAGAACGCATTGGTGTTTGTTGTTCACCGAACAAAGGCTTGAGTATTTTATGTACAAACAAACCTTTACCTGTACCAGGCACGCCCGTAAATATCCACGCTGTCATTGCTTTGCGTTTGTTTTGATATATGTAAGCTAACCAATTAACAAAGTGTTCAAACTCAGGTTTGCCGTCGCCAAGTATATGCATAACTAATTTATAAAAGTTGGGTGCAACATTCTTGATTTCGATGGCACTGCCGTACGAAAGTTCTTTTACGTTCTTTTCGGGCTGCAGCATGTAAGCTGTACGTCGAAATAAATTTACGCTATAAGGGACTGTGTCCAAGTTAATGCCTTCGTTGCTACTCGGATCAAAAACAACCCTAGCATCTGGAACGTAATCCATGGTAGGACGACCATGAGACTTAAGAAAATCATTAAGGCTGTTTTTATTGGTGGGCGTGAGTGGGTAATCTTCACTAAATTGTTGTTTGGTTTCATCGTATACTCCGTTGTAAAAAGTGTCTGTGTAAAAATCACGTAAGACGACTGGTTTCTTTTTTGTGTCTGCATCTATTTTATCTGCGAACATCTCAAATATATTGCGATAGAAATCTGCATCTGCTTTTTCTATCTCCCAAATAGGTTCTCCTTTGAAGTTGTACATGTAATGCGGGTTGGTTAATAAGAAGTAATAACCTCCGCTGTCGCCTCCGTTTACGTTGCAGTTAACGTAGGGCTCTGATACACGCGTAACTTCTATGGTCATTTTGTCTGGGTTTTGTAACACTTCGTGCGACTCACCAGCAACATTGACCGTGGATAACTTACCAGTTCTTTTAGGAAGGTTGTTTTTCTTCCTAAGATTATCTTTAATCTGCAAACCAAGTGCATGAACCTTTTCAGGATTTACACCAATTAAAGATGAGGAGATATTAAGAACGGCTGATCCACGGTCAACCTTGACAAATCTACCATTTGGATATGGGTCTTTAACACCAATAAATTTAGGTGGTGCTATGTAAATTAGTTTGCTGTTATCTGCCACAGATGGATCTAACACGCACGAAAGACTTTGGCCGTTGGCCGATAAAGTAATCTGTTCTGCAAGAAACTCACACTCGTAGTTTAAGTTACGTAAGAAATCTTTTAGAGTTCGTGGGTGTACAGGCATGTCCATTAGAAAGAAAAGATGTAACGAAATCGTATCTTTTTTAATACCTAAAGAAGCACTGGCTTGTACTATGTACGAACAATCGTGAAAGATATCTGGTAACTGAAGCACGATACGATCGGCCATGGTTTGTAAGTCATCCCCCGGAGTTGCACGCAACCCGTCTATATCAAGAACTAGTAGTTCAGTTGATGCTGTTCGGTCGGACATAAAAGCCCTGGGCTCATCTTTGAGTGGACGTTTTAAGGGCCCTTTGTGCATACACGCACCTGACTGTGCTGCGGCACATAATGCACGAAACATCTTATTTAGTCCCTTTGCATCAATAGAAATATCTTCTTCTGATGATGTAAAGTTTTTTACTAGTGGATATGGCTTAGTGCCGTTTTTGGTTATTTCTTTGGCTAAAGGTTTTTTAGCTTCTAAAAATACAATTTTCATTTTCTCTCCTTGATTTTATAAACCTCTTCTCTATCTATACGGACAGTTGAGTCCGCTTCGAACGCTAGTTTGCATGAGCGTTGAGAAATGTTGGTAACCGTGATCGTGCACATTTCGCCACCAGGCGTGTAAACTTTTACACGATCACCAACCTTTCTTGTTAAGATGAGGTTTGATTTTTTACTTGTCATAAACTTGGCTTACGCCTCCCTCTGCATCAAGTGGTAAGTCTGTACACCAACTTGGTGGAGTTTTCATAATGTCTAGTATCTTATCCATTGTAACATCTGAATCAACTTTAGAACCTAATGCAATGATTTCATCGTGAACTTGTAAGACAACATCAACTTCTGGGAGTGCGTGTACCTCTAACATCTGGTCAGTAATAACAACACGGGCAAGTGCTTGTATTACGTTTTCTGCTAGTCGGGGACCGTATGTACGCACCATACCTTTTTGGGTTGTGTATAGAAATTCACCACCTATATAACGTAAGTCAGGATAATAAAGTGACATACCATTAGGCAACTCAAGTCGTTGCGGTCCAACTGTTAGCGGCCCATAAGTAACACCATAATCTCTAGGTGAAATCATATTGAACAACAAGTCTTTCATTCGTGCCCATAGTATGGGAATGTTGGAATAGGTACCACGGTATTGTTGTACAATCTGGGCAGCTGTGCTGTCCGTAACATCAACTGAAGGTGAACCTGTCTTGAGCGTGTCTTGGAACTTTGCATGTCCCATGCCGTACCCCAGCCCCAGGACTGCTGTTTTGCCGACATATCTTTCTAACTTATCTTCTTTGGTGATTGGTCTACCGTACACTTGTGAAGCAAATTCACAGTAGACATCACGACCATTTTCAAAGGCATCAATAAGTTCGTGCTCCTTTGCCAGCCAAGCAAGCATGCGTGCTTCGATGTTAGACAGGTCAGCAATAAACAATCGTTGGCCTTGAGGGGCTTTGATTGCCGTACGTAGTTTTGACCCGCGTGGTAGGTTTTGTAAGTTGATTTTATCTGAGCCACCGAACCTGCCTGTATGTGCGGCGTAATATCTGAGTGGGACACCAAAGCTGCCGTCAGGGTTGCACGAATCAATGAACCTTTGTGCTCTGGTCTCGTCGATACGTGACTTAACGACTTCCCTGGCTTCCCAGATGCACGAATGCTCTGGATACATATTGCACATTTGTAAATACGCAGGGTCATTTTTACCAAATGCAGGTATTTGTTTACCCGTAGTTGGACTTTTTTTCGTGGGTATTGTAATGCCCAGGCTCTCCAGGTGTGCCGCAAACTTTTGCTGTGACGCAAGAACTTCGCGTGTTACACCCGATGAGCTGATGGCATCTTCTGCACGTTTTGCCATATCTTCTTTATATTGCAACAACATAGGTTGATCCAATAGAAGTTTTGGCTCTACGAACATCCGTGTAGTTAAGTCAATCAAGTCAAGTTCTGACTTGGGAAACTTAGCTACGTAGGACTGAAAGAGTGCATACGTTAGATCCACATCTTGGATGCAGTACGAACCAATTTGTTCGTCTAGCTCTGGGTCAAGGTCGCGTATGCCTTTGGCATTTGCAAGTTCTTCTCCCTTACGCATTGCATCGTCGGACGGGAATTCACGCACGACACAGTCTTTCAGCCTAGCGGACACATTAGGGTACAAACCTCTGCTCATTGCAGCTGTATCATAATAATACAGTGGGTTGTATCCGTAGTGCCTCGTAAGAATGAAGGCATCAAACAGAGTATTGTGGCAAACCAAAGCGGTCTCACCCCAATCAATCGCAGCTAAGATATCGTCTACCTCATCAGCGCTGTACCATTCGGTATCTCCGTCGTCAACTTTCAGTCCTACACCCCAAACTTTAAAGTCTTCGTGATTTATATATTGTGCTGTGGACATTTTAGTCAAAGTAAAATTAGTATCGTAATAAGTTTCAAAGTCTAAATATAAGTTCTTCATTTGATACTCCATTCTTTGATGAATTTTTCTGCTACTAAACCTTTTTTAGCAAGCAACCTAACGTCTTCCCACGCTTCTTCAATCTTATCAGCGGGTCCAAATTTACTTGGTGTAGACCTGTGGGCCCATTCAACGTTTTCTGTGACCCATTCAACAAGGTCATCAATTAAATGTATTTTGTCGGCTATGTTCATGATTGCTCCCTTGTTTCTTTTTGCTCTTTCATGTGGTTAATAATTTCAATTAACAAATCATCAAAGTCATCAACATGATACTTGTCTAATAATTCTTCAATCATAGTTCCTCCTTGAACTTTTGCATTTTTGTACACCACTCTTGATATTCTGAACGCTTTGCACGTTCCCAACCTATTTGCTTACTGGTGTACATATTGTAAGCAACAGATAATTTGACATACTTCCATTGTATGTAAGGTAAGTCGTCTGGATTATTGTATGTATATGGATGAATCGGATTACGTTTCACATACACATGAGATGGGGGCATTGAATTACTCCTTAATTTGTTTGACAAAACTCCTTTTTGTCTTTATGACTATAGATATTACATCATGGTGATGTAATACACAAATAGGAGACCATTATGGCAACATATACTTCAGATGTAGTAAGCGGAAACCAATCTTTCAAACCATTTCCTTCTGGGCAAATGGGTGTTAGATACTCAAAGTTTGAAGCTACTACAGCTTTAGCACTAAATGATGTTATCAAAATGGCTGATGTATTTTCAGGTGAAACTGTTCATGGCGTAGTCTTAAAGACTGATGACCTTGATACAGGTACAGCTCTTGTTCTTGATGTCGGCGACGGCAGTGACACTGACAGAATCATTGACGGTTCTACAGTTGGTCAAGCTGGTGGCGTAGACAAAGAAGATGCAGCTTTTGCACCTTATGAGTACTCAGCAGACGATACCATTGATATCCTAGTACAAGTCGCACCTGGTGGTGGCGGTACTGGAACAATTGAACTTTGGGTATACGTATCCTAAGTTAAATCGCATAGCCCAAGCCGGGACTCCGAATCTTGGGCTATACTAATGCCACTCCTTGGCATGTTCAAATGACTCTCTATCTCCTTCGCGTGTCCTAGTGGTACGACAAGTTCTCTTGCTAGGCCATGCACGTGCGAACCTCGTCGGAAGGCTTTTCGTCAAGAGAGTCAAACTTTAATGAATAGTCGGTGCTTTCCAACCACCTTCTACCATGAACTGGTCCCAATCGCCGTCATAAGAATGAATAAACATAATGCAGACTTTGACGCCTTCTTCTGATTCAAAATACTTATTCATAGCGGCTTTGATACCATGGTCTGTGGCGTATTCGCCAACAGCCCACATGTAGTTTTTAATTGCACTCATAACGCTTCGCCTCTACTGTAATGACCGTACTCTTTTTGAAAGATAGCTTTCGCTTCTGTATCTGTATAGTACGGTCTGTTTTCCGCTTTGGCTTCGTCATTTGCCATATGTCTCCACTTCCAAAAGTTGTATTTGAAATCTTGACGTTCATCATAGATAAACTGTGGATATGGCATTATTGCTGGATCAGTCATTATTATCCCCTAGTAAAGATGATTCTAACATAACCTCATTAAACTCTTGTTTCATAGTAGGAGTCAAGAGGTCTTCAGGAGTTACCTTTGGTTTGGTTTGTCGTTTCTGAGCTGGAGCAGCCATTGCTTGTAGCTTTTCAGCCGGCACAAGTGCTTTACCGCCAGGAAACTCATCCACGAATCTTTTGAGTGTAGTAATAGGTTCAACGAACTCTTTGAAGTTCTCAACCATGTCGCTTACTTTCTGCTCTGCCATAGGTATCTTTTCTAGTTTAGCACACATTTCTGAGTCAGTTATGATTAGACCAACGTCCACTTGTGGAGCGTAGTCTTCAACATTGTCATAAGAATCAGCGGTGCCTTTAGTACGATAAGGAAAATATACCGGCTCTACAAACTCATGAACAAAATACATATCACCCTCAACATAAGTTGCAGTAGCAGGGACTACTTTGTCTTCCCAACGACTTTTGTAACTCCCACGCCAGTCAACTACAGGCTCGTAGTTCTCTGCCGCTGGTCGATTCTTGTTGCAGACAAGATGTATTTTCTTTAGCTTTTTTAGCGGGTAAAAAGTTCTAGTTGCACCATACTCTTCAACTACATTAGATATAGAACCTCTAGTATCATTGTAGTTTTTTGTATGGACACGCTCATACTTTTTCTCGTGGTTAGCCAGTCTTGTTTCAAAATCTTTAGCTACTTGCAGTAGGGCTTCAAAATGCCCACCTTCGTCAGCTTTATTTTGAACGTCTTGAACAATCTTGAAGATTGTTGGCGATACATCGTAATCTGTCAGGAAAGCAGTTTTACACTGCTTCCTGTAGTTTTCGATTATTTGCTCTCTGAGCTCAATTGTCATTCTTACAGATGCCATAGTTTTTCTCCTCGTTATTGCATTTGTATGACTTCGCCATAAGGGGCGTCGCCATGAGTTGTTGTGACCCAAAGCACAGGGTAGTGTGGCTGATCGCCAAACTCACTGCACTCCAAGTCGGTTAGATATACCAGAGCAGCGGCATTAGGATGATTCTCATTGACATAGTCAATAACAGGCTCAAACCTAGTTCCGCCTCTGCCTTCGTACGTTACCTTGAGTGGCAACGATTCACGTGTGTACTCAGTCACGCCTTGGACATCATAATCACATTGAATGAATTGAACACGCTCAGGTGCCAACTCATGCAGTATGTAAGAAGTCTCAGTTGTGAACTGTTTTAGCTCTTCATCACTGATAGAGCCAGAGGTATCAACCGCAACCACAATCTCTTCTAGACAAGGATTGTGCAAAGACGGTAGATACATGCCCCTAGAAATGAATCGCCTGTTAGGTCTCACCCAAGTGAAGTCAGACTTGTTGTTAGCACGTAAGAAACGTGCCAACACAGACTTCCAATCCACTTTTGGGTCAGTAATATCAGAGATAATAGACTCTAGATTACCTGATAGCTTGCCTTGGGCTTTAGCGGCTTCGGCAGCCTGATGTATTGCTACAGTCAGGCCAGCCTCGATGGCACTCGTTGTACCCGGAGTGCCGTCGTTGCCAGGGTGGTCCATAACTCCACCACATTTACCAAAGTCTACAGGAACATTATCCCAACCCTGTGGGGGTTCTGGTAGTTCGTTGTAGATAGCTTCCGCAGACATATTGTCGTACTGCGGATCCACAAGGCCGCCCTTCGGTAATATAAAACCCTCTGCAACCAAATAATTGTTGATTGCATAGTCACACGCTACGTTCCACTTTGTCGCATGTCGATTGTTCCTACGCGTAATGTGCAAGAACACAACATGCAATATTTCGTGAGCTAGAAAACCAATACGTTCCATGTCCGTCAGCTTTTCAAACCATTTGGCGTTGTAAAACAGATGAACACCGTCTGTGGCACCGGTTTGGTCATCCCACTCAACGGGTTTGAGCCGGAGACACAAAGTGCCAAAGAACGGATTGTCAAGTATTAGTCTTGACCTAGCTTTTACAAAGATAGGATTCATTCGACTCTCCATACTCTGAAAGTACCGTCAGAAAGTTTCCTAGTCAGTGGTTTGTATCCGATACTTCTTAGGTACGAATACAAGCTGTTTCTAGACTCTACAGTAGGAACCACGACAGAATCGCCGGGTTCCATTTTTCTAGCTAGATCAGCATACTGACTTGTTTTACGTCCCGTAGGAATTGGGACGCCCTTTTCTATTTGAGGGTAACCAATTTTTGGCAGGGTCATAAGTCTTCTCCTAGTAATGCATCTTCAAGCAGCACTTCACGTAGTTCTGATAACTCGTTTTCCGCGATCTCTGCTTGCTCTTGACGACGACCGGTGCGGTCATCTTTCTCGTGCATTTTTTGCAGTCGATCTTGCGGCACTAAGTCTTTGACATAAGGTGCGGCTTTCATCAGCTGGTTGAGTGTTGAAAAACGATCAAGCACTTCGCGTAAGTTACGAATGTAAGCGTTTTTCTTGTTAGTCAAGTTGTCGTTGAACATTTCGACCTCAACGCACGCAAGGAACGTTGGATTGTCGCGGTCAACCTTGACACGCATGGTATCACCGTATCTCACCAATATTGATGGAACTGGGACATCAGGTAAAGACAATGTGTACGATTTGTCATACTCGCACTCATCACCGTCTGAGTCCTCTCTTACCACAACAGATGAGATAGCTAGATCTTTACAGGTTTCAGTTGGCATGTCATACCCCCACACACTTTTGAAGTGTTGCATGGTGGCATCTATCTTTTGCTGAAAACCCTCGTCGATAAACAACTGCATACCGTCTTGAGGATAACTCTTGTACGGGTTTGCAGATTTGTACTTGTCCTCTGCCGCACGTCGAATGTCGTGCTTGAGAGACTGGGATAGTCTAACTGTTTTCATAAGCCCTCCTATAGAATAACGTTAGCGTTTTTAGTAATCCAATTACGTATTGCTACGTGTTGGCGTAAGTCTTTGTTACGGGCCAAACAGCCTTTAACTAGAACAACTTGATACTCGACAATAAGTTTGTTTGCAAGTTTCATAATGTTGTCCATTTTAGACTCTTCAGCTCTTGCAGCGACAGCATTAGCCAAAGCATACAACAACGCAGGGTTGTCGTCGGCTTTGTACTTAGATGGGTCTGCAATGATTGCATCTATGTTAGGCAATTTGCTAGCAATCTCTTTGAACGCTACAAATTCGCCTGCTGCACCGTCACCCACTAGCGAAGCAACACCGAAGAACAAACGGTCTGGATCGGCATTTGCTCGTTGGAGCTTTTTGCTGACCATAGACCAAGCACGCGGAGTTGGAAATGCGTACTCATCCGCATCAAAACTAGACAAAAGTCCAGGTCTGTATTGGATGAACGATATGACATCAGTGTCGATACCGTGTTGGTGAGCCCATTGAACCCAGTCCTCAAGGATTGGCTCCAATTCGTAGTGAGCTAGTCTGTTTCTGACTGGACTTGGCATTTGATAAACAGCTGCTGAGTCAGTCAATCTGTTACCAGCACAAACTAGTGCCCAACCCACTGGGAGCTCATAATCACCCAGTTTCCTGTTGAGCAATAGTTGTAAGAACGCATTCTGCGTTGCTGGTGGTGCAGTAGGTAACTCGTCAATAAACAAGATACCTCTGTCGCCGTCGCGTTCCGCAATCGGGAACACATCAGGTACAGCCCAAGACGTGTACTTAGTTGATTCCGCACTAGCTTGTGCTAGATACGGGATACCGCGTACGTCGACTGGGTCGAATAAGTTTGCACGAAAGTCAATAATATTCATATTGAGTTCGGCGGCTACTTGAGCTGGTATGTCAGATTTACCGATGCCTGGCCCACCCCAAATCATCGCAGGGTAACCAGCCATAACGGCATCTTTCAATTCAGCTTTAAGTGCTTGTGGATTTATGGTTTGCATTTTAAGATCTCCATTCTGGTTCTACAGTCTTCCACTTAGTTTTGACTGTAGGTATTTTAATTTGAACAGGTTTGCTCATAACAACATGTTCCCCTTTTTCGACAGTTAGTTTCTCATGCACCATTGTCTTTTTCATAACGAACAAGACCAACGACGCAGACAAACCGCCCATCATTGCTGCAGTCATGCCACTGAATGTGCCGTAAAAGCACACCATTAGCGTGACTGTAATTAGAACGTCCACAAAGATATCATGACCGATAGCTTTGCGACCGCCCGCTTTAAGCGCTAGAATTAGCAAACCTAGCGCCGACAGTATTCCTACCATTAGCATTACGATTCCTCCAGGCCAAATGAGCCATGTATGCGAACTGAATCAGTTCAATTAGTATCCAAAGTGCAGTTGTAAGTGCACTAACCAAAGTAGTTGTATTCATAGTAGCCTCCATAGTAAATACAAAATTGACCCGATACCGACCCCGATACCAAGCAGTAAAAGTGAGTATTGAATACTCGTTGCAATACCAAAGAGCACGAACAGAACGCCCGTGCCCACTAGTACAGATCTAAAATAGTCTTTAATCATCGGTTTTCCTCCAGCCAATAACTAGAAAATCTATGTTTTTAAAACCATTATCTTCTAAGGCATCATCAGGTAACCAGCCAGATAATTGAACGTGAGATCTACCACCAAACCAAGCTACACTTGATTCGTTACACATTTCTTGCCAGTTACCTTCTTTGCGAACCTCGTCGATAGTTTTTTTACCAAGATGACTCATACCACACCTCTTTGCCCTCTTGGAGCCATTGCAAAGCGTCCTTACAGAACTTCAAATCAAGCTCTTTGTACTCACGCATAGATTCTTCTTGGAACTGATGCCCCCAAAAGAAACCACCTGGACAAAAAGGCAAGTTGTCATCTTTCACCAACGTTTGCAATTTAAGAATGTCATCCTTAGTCAACATCAATACATCGCCACCGTTCAATCCGTCAGGTGCCATGATGTCATCCATTTGTGTGCCATTCTTTTCATGCCATAACTCCGTCATAAATTGTTGGAGCCGGGCGTGCTTACGCCAGTAATATGGAGCTTCCATTCTGTCGCTCATATCGTCTTTGATATTCACAACGTTATCTGGTTGCTCCGGTTTTGGGTGTAAAAACCCTGCATATATGTCTAATCCCATAGTTATCTCCTTGTTTGTTAGTGGATTATATAAATGGACAGCTTTTCATCTGCCCGTGGTCGTTCCGGCGACACCGTCACGCACTTTAGTACGACTGCGTGACGTCGTTTGTTAGAAGTGATACACATCCAACATAAAACTATATGGAAGCACAAGAGCCCCATAGATTTTACAACGTTTTGAAATGGCTCTTGGGGGCTTCTTGTGCAAGAGCTTGGTTCCACGTGGTTCCACATGGTTCCATTAGTCGTGGAACACAATTGGGGCTGTAACAACAACGATTCTAGGTCGTGGTTCCATGGTTCCATGTAAAAATGATGTTCATTCATAGTCCTTTATCCTTGGTCGGTGGTCGACCGTAAATATATAGCTTCTGATTTTCGCGGAACCGTGGAACCACAGGCAGGTATTCGCCGCCCGAATCCCACTGTGGCAGGCTTTTCGCTGGTTCCATGAAACGGTTCCACATCGGCAAAGGTCCGTGGAACACGTGGAACCAGATTCAAGATTGGCATATGCATGCGGGCACACTCGCATACGCTCGTGATGATAGTAGTAATAGGCAGGCATGATAGTAGTTCTCCGGGGGTTCGAAGGGGGTGTCCCCCTCGTCGGGTGGGTTCCGGGCGCGACGCGGGCGGATAGCTAGCACAAAAAAAGAAGGGACGCCCGAAGACGCCCCTAGATGGCTAACTAGTATGTAAGTTAGGATTGAATTGGTCTGAATCGACCGATGGATTGCCAGAGTATAAATAAGCTTTGACAAAATGTAGATATATTGCGATTAGGGTTAGTTTGATAACTGCCCCGATAACCACATATATAAGAACAGCTATTGCTGTAATGGTTACGATGTCCATTAGTTTCTCCAATGTTCAACCTGAGCCCAGATAGACTCAGGTATGGTATGACTACTCATGATTCCCTCGTAGGTTGTTGAAGGTTCATGCCGGGAAGCTCAGGTTGGACTTGCTCTTCAGCTAGCTCTTTTCTGATTTCTTCGTCGACAGCGTCTAGTTTCTTTTCGAAGCTAGATACATGCTCTTCGTAGCTCTCATCAGTTGCGATGATAGTAGGTTTATGAGTTACACCCCGATTGAACTCGGATACAATAGTGGATGCTTGCTGGGTCGTCCACTTAGCTACTGGAAGGACAGCTTTCACTGCCCCTCTAGTAACTCGACCAAGATAAAATGCTAGTCGCATTACTTGCTCTGTGGAGTCCACTCTCTACCGAAAGCTGTCACTGCCGTGCCACCTTTTAGGTTGATGTGGTCTTTAAGTTGGAACGACACCGAACCGTCCTCTTTCAATAAGAAGAAGTCGAAACAGTCCCTGATGCTAGTCATTTTGTAGCTCTCAGGTGTACCCTCTTTCGCTTTCTCATCGTAATTGGGATTCGATATCTTAGCGTCCATACTAAGGTTACCCGCTTTGGATACAGACAACGCTCTATCCTTTTGAGCTTCGATAGTGTCAATATCAAAGCTAGTTATATATTTTTCTTTAGCCATATTAGTCTCCTATTTAGCTAGTTACTGGGAATAAAGCCCTTTACTCCCTTCACAAACCTATATGGAAAGTCAGCTTGTCTGACCTATGCTGTAACTAGAGTACATAAAACTGATACAAGGTTCCAATAGTCGAAAACATAAATCTAGTTCTGGATGCGAATCGGAGTCGGGTATAGGTCGTGCACAACGGAGGTGGGGAATGCGAACGCGGTATAGAAAACTTTTTTCAAAAAAAATTTCTACAAAAAATTTTCCCGCAAAAAATTTACAAGTTATCCACAAATAAGATATGCTTACGATATGAGCCTTGTAGCAGATCAAGAAATGCAAGTCACCGAAGAAGACAGAATTGAACTTCAGTCTCATTATCCATACGCTGGGGTAAAACTGTCCGAGCTTTCTGTCCAAGAAGAAAGGTTGATTTTGTTCCATTTAAGAGGACTAAGTAAAGCCGCCGCTGGACGTGCGGCAGGCTACCGTAACATGGATCATGTGTACGAGGTTTTTAAGAAACCAAAAATTCAACAAGCAGTTGAGTATCTTAGAGAAGAGATGCGTGAAGAGGTTAAGTTCGATCGAAACACGGCCACCACCATGTATCTTGAGGCCCACCGAAAATCGGCCACCGCCACAGAAGAAAAGAACGTTGTCGACTCTCTATGTAAACTGCATGGGTTATTCGCTCCTGAACAAGCGACCCAGGTCAATATTAATGTAGACAAGATCCAACAACTAGAACGGTTGCCGGACGCCGAGCTTCTAAAACTAGCTGGCGTAGATAAATCATATTTAGAACCCCAAGGAAATAGTAATGACTAAATATCACCAACAAGCAAAAGCTACTAAAAAGAAACGCAAGAAAAGTTTCCCCGATCTTAATAAAGACGGAAAAATAACCAAAGCCGATATCCTGATGGGCAGAGGTATTATTAAAAAGAAGAAAAAGAAAAAAGGAGGCAAAAAGTAATGCATTGTATTAATCAAAAGCCCGGCAAGATGTCGATAAAAAAGGGCAAAAAGAGAAAAGTCAAAAAAGGTAAAAAGTAATGCGCACAAAAGGCATAAACGCACCGCACCCTAACATGAAAAAATTCGCGAAGAAAATGAATCGGTATAAAAGCATACCAAAGACAGGAGGTAAAAATGCCAGCAAAAAGAAAAACTACTAGAAAGAAAAGTAGCAAAAGAAAAGGTGCAACACCTACTAACCCAAGTTTATATGCAAGGGTAAAAGCCGAAGCTAAACGTAAGTTTAAGGTCTATCCATCTGCATATGCCAACGGTTGGTTAGTTAGAACCTATAAAAAACGTGGTGGTGGGTATAGATAATGGCTAAGCCTACGGGTGGCTTGACCGCGTGGTTTGGTAAAGGGCCTAAAGGCGATTGGGTCGATATCGGTGCCCCAAAGAAAAAAGGTAAATATCAAGCTTGCGGTAGAAAGTCTGCTAAGAAAGGCAAAAGCAAACGTAAATATCCAAAATGTGTACCGAGATCAAAAGCTCGGAGTATGACTGCAGCACAAAGACGAAGCGCAGTTAAAAGAAAAAGAGCAGCGGGTAATCCAGGCGGGAAGCCTCGTAACGTAAAAACTATAGTTAGGAAGAGAAAGCCTACTACAAGAAGGAGGACTCGTGCCAAGAAAAAGAAGTAAAATGCCCGCCAGAAACAAAAAGAACTTTAGGGCAACTAAAAAAGGCGCTGGGATGACTAAAGCAGGTGTAAAAGCCTATAGAAGATTGAACCCAGGCTCTAAACTTAAGACAGCAGTAACAGGAAAAGTTAAAAAAGGATCAAAAGCGGCGAAAAGACGTAAGTCTTATTGCGCTAGAAGTGCGGGGCAAATGAAAAAGTTCCCAAAAGCAGCAAAAAATCCAAATTCAAGGTTGAGGCAAGCACGCAGAAGATGGAAGTGCTAAACACAGTTATCGCAGTTGTACTGTTAACTGCTGTAGCACTGTTTATTTATGTAGGTTTGCATATTAGCAAAGAGAAAAAACTGGGCAAAGACTTACCTTTGTTCTGGGAAAAGGAGAAAGATATGGGATATGGAAAAGGATACCCTAGAAAGTCGGTAAAAAAAGCTAAAAAGCCGGCTATGAAAAAGAAAAAAGCGACTAAGAAGAAAAAAACTTACCGTTATTAAGCGTGACAGAGCTTATTAAGGTCGAATGCTATAAGTGCAAGAAACTTTTAGCAGAAAACCTCGTATTACCAAAAGGATTATGTGTTTACTGCGCGGCCGACCAAGCAGACGAACTCCCACAGCCTAAAAAACAACAAAAACAGGAAAAAGCAGCAAGTAATGCACAGTTACGTGCAGAACAAGAGCTGGCAAAGCGTATTCTGTCACGAAAACGCATGCTACCTTTCGTAGAAAAATTTAATCCGGACTATCAAGCGGGTTGGGTACACAAAGATATCTGTAAAAGGCTAGAAAAATTTAGTCAAGACGTAGCCAACAAAAACTCCCCTAGATTAATGTTGTTCATGCCCCCGCGGCATGGCAAATCTACCTTGGCTAGTATTGCTTTCCCCGCTTGGCATCTTGGGCGTAACCCAGATCATGAGTTTATTAGTTGTTCCTACTCTGGATCTTTGGCTATGAGCTTTTCAAGAAAAGTTAGACAAGTTCTTAGAGAGCCTAGTTACAAAAAAGTATTTGAAGACACAAGGTTAGACAAAGATTCTCAGTCAGTAGAGTCTTGGCAAACGACACAAGGTGGCGGTTATGTTGCAGCGGGTGTCGGTGGTGGTATCACCGGTAAAGGTGCGCATATTCTTTTGATCGACGACCCAATAAAAAACAGAGAAGACGCAGAATCTGAAAACAATCGCGAAGCGACCTGGGACTGGTATACCTCGACAGCGTATACTCGTCTAGCACCCGGTGGCGGTATTCTGGTTATTTTAACAAGGTGGCACGATGATGATTTGGCGGGCAGACTTTTGATGGCCAGTGAGAACGGTGCCGATGATTGGGAAGTTGTTAAGTACCCAGCACTTGCTGAAGAGGACGAAGAGTTTAGAAAAGAAGGTGATCCGCTACACCCGGAACGTTACACAATAGAATCTTTAGAAAAAATACAGAAAGCAATCGGACCTAGAGACTGGACAGCTTTGTATCAACAAAACCCAGTGTCAGATGAAGGTGATTATTTTACTAGGGACATGATTCAATATTATGACCCACCCGACTTAGATTATGATAGACTTCGATATTATACTGCTTGGGATTTGGCTATCGGTCAAAGAGATCGGAATGACTACTCAGTAGGTATGACTGTTGGGATTGACGAGTATGACAATATGTTTGTCGTTGATGTTATCCGCGGCAGGTATGACGGTTTTGAGTTAGTTGAAAAAATTCTAGATTTTTATGAGCAATGGCGACCAGGAGTTATTGGCATAGAGAAGGGGCATATAGAAATGGCTATTGGTCCTTTTCTACAGAAGCGTGTAGCAGAACGTAATTTACATTCTGCATATTTTAAAGATTTAAAAGTAGGTAGACGTGACAAAGAGGCAAGGGCTAGGGCTATCCAAGGTAGAATGCAACAGGGAAGAGTTTTTCTTCCAGAGAACGCAGTTTGGACAGGCCCACTCGTGGCTGAGCTTTTACGTTTCCCTAACGGCGTGCACGATGACCAAGTTGATGCCTTGGCTTGGGTAGGTTTAATGATGACTGAGTACGCAACTTTTTATGAGGCGCCGGAGCATGTACCTTCGTGGCGCGATAGGTTAAGATATATAGCAAAAGGACCGAAGAAAAAGTCCGCAATGAGCGCATAGTATGGCATACAGAAACAAAACTAAGAAAAAGTTAGATAAGGGAGAAGAACTTACACTAGCAAAAAATCAATTTAACGCTTACGTACGTGCGAGAGATAACGGCCATGATGAGTATATACAGATGGCTAAAAAATGCGACATGTACTATCGCGGAGATCAATGGGATGAGTTCGATATGCAAGAACTCGATGATCAAGGCAGACCGGCTCTTACTATAAATACCATCCTTCCTACAATCAATGCCGTGCTCGGGGAACAAAGCACGAAAAAAGCAGATATAACATTCAAGCCTAGGGGCGGTGGTAATCAAGAAGTAGCAGATGTCCTTACAAAAGTTTACCAACAGATAGCAGATAACAATAAGTTAGAGTGGATTGAGAACCAAGTGTTCTCTGATGGGTTGATTCAAGATCGAGGTTACTTCGATGTGCGGATAGATTTCTCTGATCATATACAAGGTGAAGTTAGAATCGAAGCGAAAGACCCACTTGATATTTTAATTGACCCAGACGCAAAACATTACGACACAAGAACTTGGAACGAGATATTCGAAACCAAATGGATGAGTGTTGACGAGATAGAAGAAACTTACGGACAGGACAAAGCAGATAAATTAAGAATGTTAGCAGAGACAGGTACCACGTTGGGTGCTGACTCTATGGAGTTTGAAGAAGAAAGGTACGGAGATACCGACGAATATAACTACGGACAACAATACGCTGGGGATCCTGACAGTGCACGAATGCTCAGGTCAATAAGAGTTATAGAAAGACAGTATTACAAGCTCAAAGATTGTATGTATTACTTAGACCCAGTAACAGGTGACATGCGAGATGTGCCACAAAACTGGTCTAAAAAGAAAAGAGAAACCTTTGCTGATCAATACGGTTTAGACATTTTATCTAAAACAGTTAGGAAAGTACGTTGGACTGTCACAGCTGATACAGTTGTATTGTTTGATGATTGGTCTCCATATAAACACTTTACAATCGTGCCTTATTTTCCATATTTTCGAAGAGGTAAGCCGTTCGGTATGGTCCGAAACTTATTGTCCCCGCAAGAACAGCTCAACAAGATTACTTCTCAAGAGCTGCATATAGTAAACACCACAGCAAATAGTGGATGGATTGTAGAGAACGGCTCACTTTCGGGCATGACCGCGGATGACCTGGAAGAACACGGGGCAGAAACTGGGTTAGTATTAGAGTTTAATCGTGGTTCTACGCCACCAGCAAAGATACCACCTAACCAAATACCTACAGGTTTAGACAGGCTAGGGCAAAAAGCCGCAGCGAACATCAAACAAATAAGTGGTATTACAGACGCGATGTTAGGCCAAGACAGTGCTGAAGTATCAGGTGTAGCTATTCAAGCAAAACAAAACAGAGGATCTATGCTTTTGCAAGTACCTCTTACTAACTTAGCTAAGTCTAGACAGTATTTAGCAGAAGCTATTTTAGGATTAGTACAAGGATACTATACAGAAGAACGTGTTATACAAATTACTGATGAGTCTGATCCGTACAAACCAAGAAGAGAATTAAGAGTAAATCAAATGACCCCAGAGGGACAAGTAATTAATGATTTACAATTAGGCGAGTATGATGTTGTAGTATCAAGTGCACCTGCTAGAGATAACTTTGACGAGATGCAGTTTGCTGAAGCCATATCTTTACGTCAGGTTGGAGTACCAATACCGGATGACATGATTGTTGAGTACTCACACTTATCACGTAAAGCAGATGTTGCTGATAGAATAAGAAAAATGCAAGGCACCGGACCTTTATCACCAGAACAAATACAGATGCAGAAGTTCCAAATGGAAGCGCAGATCAGAAGCACGCAGCTTGAGATTGCTAAACTAGAAGCAGAAGTAGCAAACATACAAACAATGGCAGCTGTGAATGTTGCTAAAGTAGATCAAATAGAAACTGAACCACAGTTGAAGATTGCAGAGTTACAGAGTAAACTGCAAACTAAACGTGAGGAACTCGATTTACGTGAGAGATTGTCAGCATTGACAAATGATATGCGTAAAGAACAGAGTGATACAGCGGCGGCATCCAAGATGGCAGTCGAAGCTCTTAGAAACTTAGACACAACAGGAGGTACTGAATAATGGCTAAGAATCCCGAAACTGAAAACACTCAAGACGTCGTGCTTGACACGATGCCTGGAGCCGATCCAAAGACCGAAGAAGATACAAAAAGTTTTGAAGTTGATTTAAACTTCGATGATCCGGTCGAGGAAGAAACAGAAGAAGAAACTGAAGAAGAAACTCAAGAGGAGGAAACCGATGAAGTCGAGGTTGAAGAGGAATCACCTGAAGAGCCTGAAGAGGAAACAGAAGAGGAAGAAACTGAACCTGAGCCTGAAGTCGCAGAAGATACAGGAGAAGAAACAGTATTGGCAGACGATGAGGGAGATACACAACAACCTGAGAAGTCAGATGAGGGAGGACTTGCTCAAAAAGAACCGATGATTCCTAAATCTAGGTTTGATGAAGTTTTAGCCAAACAAAAAGCTCTTCAGAAAAAACTAGACGAAGCGCTAGCTCCTAAAGTAGAAGACGTAAAAGAGGCACCTGAGTTTGACTTTGATGCTAAAGAAAGCGAATACCAAACTTTAGTTATGGAAGGCGAAAGCGAAAAAGCCACCCAACTTAGAAAAGAAATAAGAGAAGCAGAAAAACAACAAATGATGTTTGAGATGCAAACTAAGATGGGGCAAACCGTTACTGAAAACCAAGAGATGGTAGATCTACAAACCAAAGCTGTACAACTCGAAGCTATGTACCCTATGTTAAATCAAGCAGATCCAAGCTTTGATCAAGATAAAACAAATGAAGTGCTAGAACTAAGAGATGCTTATATGACCCAAGGCTACTTAGGCGCAGACGCTTTACAAAAAGCTGTAGATTTACTTATGGAGAAACCCGCTGTAGAAGAAGCTCCGAAGGTTGATCCTGTACAAAAAGAAATAGTTAAGAAGAAAAAGATTGCAAATACCAACAAAAAGATAGAGGCAGCGGAAAAACAACCGCCAGCTATGAAAGGTCAAAACAAAGCCGATAAGAAAGTTGATATCAATACTCTATCTAGTGAAGAATTTGCCGCATTGCCTGAAGAAACTTTAAAAAGAATGCGTGGTGATTTCGGATAAAGTGTGGTATAAATTAAACAAGTTCGCACGTAAGAGCGATATCTTACCGGGGTCGTGTCCGTAAAAAGCGTTTCTCGCCGGCACAGGGCGTAAAACTGGCCGGGTTCGTAACCCGTACCAAAACGAGAGCGTAACCCCAACGACAAAGGGTATACGGACAAATAGTCGCTCCAATAAGTCGACTGGTTAATTAATTTTTAATGGAGACATTATTATGGCAAATACTAATTTTGCTTCTTTGACCAGTGAACAACTTACCATCTGGTCTAGAGACTTCTGGCGTGTAGCTAGAAACATGTCCTTCATTAACCAATTCGCGGGTAGCGGATCTAACGCTATGGTTCAGAGAATATCTGAGCTTACCCAATCAGAAAAGGGAGCAAGAGCTGTTTTAACACTTCTTGCCGACATGACTGGTGACGGTATTGTTGGAGACAACACTCTCGAAGGTAATGAAGAGGCGTTAAGAGCGTACGACATCGTCGTACAAATTGATCAATTGAGATTTGCAAACAGACTGTCTGGTAGACTGGCTGATCAAAAATCAGTTGTGAACTTCAGGGAACATTCAAGAGATGCTCTTGCTTATGCAATGGCTGACAGAATGGACCAATTAGCATTCCTTACTTTAAGTGGTATTGGATATAACCTTAAGAACAATGGTGGTCTAAGAGCATCATTAACTTCAGGTCAAAACCTAAACGACTTAGAGTTTTCAAGTGATGTAACTGCTCCAACTTCTAATAGACATAGAAGATTTGATGCTACAAACGGTATCGTTGCTGGTGATGTTACTGCAGTTGCTGCAGCTGACAAACTAAGCTATAGCGCTATCGTTGATCTAAAAGCTTATGCTAAAGATCAGTACATCAGAGGACTAAGAGGTGCGGGTAATGATGAGATGTTCCATCTCTTCGTGACTCCACAAGTAATGGCTGACCTTAAACTTGATTCAGACTTCCTTGCTAACGTAAGACAAGCTGGTATCAGAGGACCTCAGTCAAGCTTGTTCTCAGGTTCTTCAAGTCTAATGGTTGATGGTGTGATGATTCATGAGTTCAGACACGTGTTTAACACAAGTGGTGCAACTTCTGGTTCATCTTCAAATGCTGGTTCATCTGGATACAAATGGGGCGCTAACGCTGATGTTAATGGTTCTGCATGTTTATTCTGCGGTGCTCAAGCATTAGCTATGGCTGACATTGGTATCCCTGAAATAGTAGAAGACACATTCGACTATGGAAACCAAAACGGTATCTCAATTGGTAAGATATTCGGTCTTAAGAAGCCTAAGTACAACTCAGATGTCACAGGACAGGATGAGGACTTTGGTGTTATTAGATTGGATGTAGCATACTAATCGTGTTATTCTGTATGGGTGGCTACTTAGTAGTCGCCCATATTTAGGAGAAAATTATGTGGATAGTATCAAACGAAGATAAGTCAATAGCCTCTACCTGGGGCGCAGTCGTACACTTAAAAGCAAACGAACCAAAACAAGTCGGTGATGACTTAGGTTTACTATGCTTGCAAGAAGGGTGTACAGAAGTGAAAGGCGGAGTTGAGAAAGCTCCAGAACCCGTAGTAGAAGAAGCTCCGGTTGTAGAAGAAGCGCCAATCACAGAAGAAATTTCAATAGAAGAAGAGGCAGTTGTAGAAGAGCCTAAGCCTGATCTTAAAAGCATGACTAAAATTCAATTAGAAGAATATGGTCGTACTATCGGAATCGAATTAGATAGACGTAAGAAAAAAGCTACTTTAATTGAAGAAATAGAAAGCTGCCTACATTAATAAGGTGAAACGTGGGCACGCTAACAGAGACTAATTTATTAGCTAGAATAAGAGATACTCTGCAAGATACCACCAGTGTCCGTTGGTCAGACGCTGAATTACGTCGTTATATCAACGATGCCCAAAGAGAAATTGTTAATTTTAGGCCTGAAGCTTCTGCTAAAACAGCCAATGTAGCTTTAGTAGTAGGTACTAGGCAAACTATACCCACTGAAGGGTTGCGTTTAATAAAGATAACTAGAAACATGTCTGATGCTTCTGGCGGTGCAACTGGTAAAAGAGCGGTTAGATTAGTAAACGTGGATATTCTAAACGCACAAGACCCGGACTGGCACGATCCTAACGCAACAGGGTCTTCTACCCACGGGACCACTGTTAAAAATTATGTTTTCGATGACGATGACCCACGGGTTTTTTATGTTTATCCCGGAGCATCTAGCACTAGCACTTTCCTAGAAATAGTTTATTCGAAGTCGCCTACTGATTTAACTCAAGGCAGCGACACTATAGATATAGATGATACCTATGCTAATGCAATCGTAGACTTCGTGCTATACAGAGCTTACCTAAAAGATGCAGAGTACGCAGGAAATGCACAACGGGCAGGTACACATTACCAGCTTTTCCAAACAAGCGTAGGGCAAGGACTCCAGGCACAACTATTATTAGATCCTAACAGTGACCCAATTGCTAACATAGGATCTGTATCACCTATGGTACGCGGCGCATAACATGGCAACTTATACTTCTTTAGTAAAAGACATCTTACCTTACGTGCCACTGTGCCCAGATGCTTTAGTTGAACAGCACATTCGATCTGCAACTATAGAATTTTGCGAAAGATCAAAGGCTTACATACTAGATATGGACCCTTTCAACACAACTGCAGGGGTATATGAGTATGATTTTGATATCCCAGTGGCTACAGAAGTGCATCAAGTTTTATATATGACGCACGATGGGAACGACATGGACCCCATAAGTCCACGTAGCCTAGAGTTAAATTACCCAGACTGGAGAAATAGAACAGGCAGTCCGCACGTTTACCTACAAAAATCCTCTAGTTTATTTTGGATTGTTCCTGTGCCAAGCGGAACAAAAGAAGTTATTGCTAGTGTTGCTTTAAAACCAACTAGGACCAGCAATAATATTGACAGCACAATCTCCAACCAGTACAGGGATGCGATTGTTTATGGTGCTTTGTATAGATTACTTCGCATGCCTAACAGAGAGTGGACAGACATTGGTGCAGCTAGAGAATACCTAGCACAATTTAATAGTGAAATAACACAAGCAGAACTTCGTGCAAGAGGCGGGGACCTGGGTGTAAAACGAACAGTAAAATACAAAGGAATAGGTAGGCCAAGGAGGCGCTATGGAAGATACGGAAAGGAGATCGACTACTAATGACTTTGTCGAACCAGTGCTTACTGATATACGTTCCACGTGGAACATTATCAAGCCTGGCATAGAAAGTATATTAGCAGACAATCCAAGTCTAACTTTTATTCCCGAAGATGTTTATAGTGATTGTGTAAATGAAAGAGCGTTTTTATTTACCTCACCAGTCGGGTTTTTAGTACTTACTATAGACGTAGATAGGTACACAAAAGACAAGACATTGTATATGTGGTTAGCGTATACTTATGATAAGGGCGGAAATCAGTGGCTGTCTCATCAAGATTGGATTGAAGAGTTAGCTAGGAAAGCCGACTGTAAGTACATAGAAGCGCAGTCTCATGTACCTGAATTGGAACCGTATGCAATCGCAAAAGGGTGGCATACTGATACAAGGATATATAGGAGAACAGTTAAAAGTGAGTAAACCTAAAAAGGCAGACTATAAAGCAAGTGATGTAGAAAAAATAAATGCTTCTATAGCAATGGCTGATAAAAAGTTTTTTAAAGAAAATTACTTGCCTAAGCAAAAAGAGTTTGTAGAAAGATCTTTTAAAGAACAAGAGACTTTGATGAGCTTAGGGGAAGGTAGGGCTCAGGCTGATACCATGCAAGCCCTAACTCAAAACCCGAACAGGCGTGCAGTTTCAAGGGTAGACACAGAAGCCGACTTGGCTTCAGCCGCTAGTGCACAGCAATTGCAGGGCACAGCGCAAGGCCTTACGGGGTCAAGAAGCGATCAAATTGGGGGTATAAAAAGTGCTAACCAAATGGCATCGCAAACGGCTGCGGGGTTATCTCAAGCTTCTAAGATTGCTACGACTGATACTTTAAATAAAGCTAGAGCTAAACAAATACGTTCTGCTGGTAATTTAAAAGCGTTCACTACTTTAGGGACTCAAGTTGGTAAAAATGTAGGCCAATACAGGGCTGCACAAGCATATAATGCGGCGAACCCAGATAACCCGATCCCTTTAAGTGATAACCCTTTCGCTATAGCTTTTGGCCGGGGTCTTACTCCAGGCAACCAGTCAGGAGACGATAGTGATAATACTATTAACAACGTGAACCCATTTGGTAGTTATTAATTATGGCAATCATGGGACAAATACAAAGTATGGCGGAGAACATGAAGCCTAAAGATTCTGTAGGCGGTTTAGCACCTGTAGAGAATCCCGATCAAGTTTTTGCTGATATTCTTAGAGAAGACTATAACGATTACATAGAAAATTTTAGAGACTTTGAAAAGCGTTTGTTAGGTTCAACTGACGATACCACTCTCATAGATAGATCTAGACAAAAAGCAGCGAGGCAAAGAGAAGTTGCTGCGGGCGTACAAAGACGTAACTTAGAGCGATATGGAGGTGCGGGGTTATCTCAAGCACAACTTCAACAGCAACAACGGGCCGCTCAAAGAGGCGGAGCTTTATCTTTAGCTAACACGGTCAACAATGCTAGGATTCAACAAAGAGCCTTGAACCAAGCTACGTTGCAAGAACTAATCGGCATAGGTCAAGGCGTCAACGCTAGGGCTTTAGAAGGGCTAGGCACTGCGGCTCAAGGTGAAGTGCAAAGAAGAGGAGCATACAAAGGCGCTAAAGCTAATTATGCTTCTCAAATGACTAATATGGGAGCTTCTATATTAGCAGCGTTCCTAATTTAATATGGCAACATTAGCAGACATACAAAGAGCCAACAGTATTGGGGCTCAGATTACAGAACAGAACGATAGGCGAGCAGCAGAGGTTTTTGAGAGTGTAGCTCCGTATGTTGATACGTTATCGCTAGATGATAACCAAAAATACGCTCAGATAACCGAGGATAGATTTAAAGAATTGCTTGCAGAACCAGGCGGCAAAGAAGTTATATTGGGAGTAATAAACTCAAGTCCGATCGCGACTAGTTATAAAGACATCAACACACAAAAAGTAGAAAAGGGTAGAGTTATAGATTTCAAAGAGACTGATCAAGGTATTGCTTTTGAGGTGGAAACTAAACAAGGGGTATTCCCAAAGACGTTAGGGTTTAGTAATGACCCTAAAGATGTAGTTATGTTTACTGACACAGAGGGTCTTCGTGCTATGACAAACACTATTTTGCAAAGACAATCTTACAGGCTCACCGGATCTAGAAAAGGTTTTGGTAGTAGAGTACAAGCACTAACTACTCTAGGCGGAATAGAAGCAAGCCAAAACCCAATCTCACAAAAACTAGAGCAAGCAGGATCTGTCCCAGAGGCAGTAGATGTGATCGAAGGTTTGGTAGAAAGCGGCGAGTTAGATCCTGCGCAAGGTTTTGAATTGTTAATTGAGATGGGTTCAGATTTTAATGATGGCTTGGACGCATACAGAGAGAAACTTAGAAGGGATTTAGCAGAAAACAAAGGAAAAAGAACATCCTTAACAAAAAAAGCTAAACCAGTGTTTGGTACTGGTGTAAGTGGAAGCGTGGGGGACGGAACTGCAGGAAGGCTTGGTAACCCAGTGAGGATGGCTGGCGGTAACACAGAGGAAGAACGCAAGGAAATCGAAAGACTAGAGGCAGAAGCTGTAGAACTAAGAGGGCGCCTGAAGGATAGTGAACTTGTGTTTCCTATGTATTCTAGTCCAGAAGCTATGTTTAGTTTTGTGAAACAAAACGAAGACTTGATGATCGAAGTAGGTGGGGATCAAAATATTTTAGACAAAGCACGTGCTGCTTTTAATAAATATAACGTAGCCGCCCCTGAAGACCTTAACAAGCTCCCTGATTACGATAGCTCTATTGATATTAGTAAAGCAGAAATAGCTGCCGCTATAGCTGTAACCGCAGGTGGCGATTTTAGCACAGAGTTCCAAGACGCTTATAGATTGTTAGCAACTGGAGATGCTTCTACAAGTCCTATGCAAGTACAACAGTTTGATAGAGAGTCTATGAACATGAATGCAAGGCTAGATCAATACATAACTGAATCTAACGCTAGAATTAGAGAACTGCAAGACGACAGGGCTAAAGATATTGCCACAAAACTAAATTCAGAACTAAAAGACTTTACAAGCAATATAATCGACTCTGAGTCTGGTGAGTTTAGACCCCAGAAACTCAAAGGTGAAGCTAGCGTAAACTTCAGGAATATAATTAATTTTTATGATCAAGCGAATCAACTAGGCCTATTCAGAGGACCAGAAGGCTTAGAAATGGACGGTTACTTTAGAAATGCTTTAGGTACAACGATGTTCAATTTAATAAGGGCAGAAGGCGTTGATCCGACTGGACTTGGGCGTCTGTTTAGCTTCTTTAGGACTAAAAACCCAGATATGCCGCTTGGTGATCCAACAGCCAGCCTACGTGCTAAGTATAAAGAAAACAGAAAAGGTGAAAGGGTACTTGATGAAATTATCGCGGTAGATAGTCAAGGTAACCAAGTAGGGAAAGAATTAACGGGTGCGAAATATAGCAATATATTTAATGACGTGGTAACAGCTCAATATGTAAGTAGGTACATCCAGGAGTATCAAGGGAACTAAAGTGTGGCTATTACTACCGACTCAATCAATAAAATAAAAGAAGGCGATTTAGCAAGAAAAACTACTGATCGCACTGACTTTAGAAGTCCCCAACAGGGCATGCTTGCCCGACCAAGCGTAGAAAGAGTAGAGCCTATAGACACTTTAGGCGAAGCTTTTCGCGCAGGTGTAGCATCTGGTTACGATAATATTAGGGCTCAAAACCAAAACTTTTTAGCTGCTATAGATACACTTAGGGGAAGAGATGTATCTGCACGTAATAGATTGCGCGAAGCAGATTTTCTAGAAGACCAAGCTAGCATACCTCTGCAAGGGCTTGAGTCAGATTTTGCTAGTGCCTTAGAAGAGGGCAACGTGCATGATTTTTTTCTAAATACTGTTGCTGCCACGGGACAATTCATACCCTCACTGGCTGCGAGTTTAGCCGAAGCTGTTGCTGTGGGGGGTGTTGTGGCTGGTGGTACGATATTAACCGGTGGTACAGCAACACCTGCACTATTAACCGCTGCAGCTGCTGGGACAGCCGCTCGAAGGAAAGCTGTAGAAGGTGGAGTAAAAGCCCTACAAACAACTCGAGCTGGGATCGACAAAGGCGAAGTAGAAGACCTCTTAAGTAGAGCATACAAAAATCAATTTAGAGTTAACAACAAACAAAAACCTTTGCACAAGTTTTCGAAAAAAGAACTTGAAGACCTAGACACTATTTATGGTGTTATGCGTTCTAACCTACGTGGCAAAAGATTTACCCAAGGCGCAGTTCTAGGTGCGTTTACTCAAGAGCAACGTATGGGTACCGGTATAGCTTTTAGTGACTATGTCGACCAAGGGATGGATACTAAACAAGACGCTATTAATTCTATCCTACAAGGTACAGCTTTTGGTGCTGTTGGGGTTGGGGCTGAAGCGTTAACTGTTGCAGCTACTATAGGCAGATTAAAGAGACCGGGGCGAATAAAAAGAGGCACAAGCACAGATCCATTTAGATTTGATCCTATACCCCCAGGCAGTTTATTTAAGGATTTTGCTTCAATCAGTGCGGTTACTTCTGCTTCCGAGGGCCTTGCTGAACTCTTACAGGAAGAATTATCCATACAACAGAAGTTTAGGATAGACGACACTTACACGAAAGCGCAAGCAAAAATAGACAGAGTGAATGCTTTATTTGCTGGTCTTATGGGCGGGCTTGGTGTTGGTGGTGGTTTAGGTGCAGGTACTGCAGTTATAAATAAAGCTAGAAACCTTTCACAAAGAGGTGCCGCAGAACGCGAGATGATGCGTATATTTACCGAACGAGAGAACGCAGCGAAGATAGGCGCAGTTATGGGCGAACGTGCGGGGGCTTTAGAAACACAATTCGACTTCATGAGTAATGAAAACTCAGGAGTTAATAGTGTGTTTGTTCCCATAGAGTCAAAAGCAGAGTTTGCAAAGATACAAGAAAAAATAGAAGCGATGTTCGGTGACAATGAGTTGTTTAGTGTTTCTACACCCACAGGGGTCTTTTTTACCACAAACCAACGCGCCGCTGGTAGGTTAGCAAACATCATGGACAGCCCGTATAAATATGATACTGGAGTATTAGAAGGCTTTTTAGCAGAAAACTTAGGGTTTAGCAGGTCTAGAGATCCCAAAGATGACATCGTAGTTGGTCTTTTTGATAACGAAAAAGGTGAGTTTGTTAAGTATCAATCCGCTAGGGAAGATGTCAAAGGTGATGCAGAGGCTGCAGAAGCTGCCATGAACAACATAAGAGCAGCTATGGATCCGAAAAGATACACCATAGAAATACAAAGTTTGGCACAACATAGACGTTTTAGACAAGAAGGGTTACCTAAAGATGCTGATGTACTAAAAGCTACTAAAGAGGCTTTTGAAACCAGCGACATGTCTGAGATGGGGACTAGTGATGATGATACTGGCGTAGAAGGGGACAGAGGCCAAATAAACATAGACGTAACTGGAGCAAACATTGATATAAGAAAAGGTAGAGTAACCCCTGCCCAAAGACAACAGTTTGATAGTTACCTTAAAAACGAATACAAACTGCCTATTGACTTCAGTGAACTTGTTTTCTTTTTACAACAAACACGCAAAATTTTACTTGCTCGACGTCAAGGCGCACAGCCTGCCGCTGAAGCCCAGGGGCAAACAAACCCTTCAATAATCGAACAATTACAAACTGAACTAGAACGCGCAAAACAAAGGCTTGAGCAATTAAATTCTGATGAAACTATTGAATCTTATCAACAAATAGAAGATGAACAGGGCGTAGAAGCAAGGAGAGATAAGGTAAATGAAGACGCAGCTTTTGAAAATGAACTGCAAGCAAGGATAAAAGGTTTAGAAAGCACAATAAGTTACTTAACTAGAGGAGAAGGATCAACTCTTGTTTTTACTGAACAACAAGTGCAAGAATTAAAACAAGCTGACCTAGAAGTAGCTCGGCTCGAACGAAAAAATACTCCCGAACGTGCCGCTACATTAAGCGAGGCAGAGAAGAAAACAGCATCAGCTGAAGTAAAAGCTAAATTCGCTAGGCTAGATGCCGCAAGAAGACCCGGTGCAAAACCAGCAGCTGGAAAAAACGCCGAAGCAGTATTAAGTGAAATAGGCACACCCGACTCAAACGCAAGACGCAGGTACTCACGAATTTATGGCCAACTAATAAATGCAGAAAAAAATGCTGGGCCTCTAAGAAAAGAAGATAGAGCTTTTTTACAAAGAATGACTTCAGGGGGTTTTCAAACTATAGCCCTGGAACTAGACGGGGTGTTACAAGAAATAGCTGAACAAGGGGCTTTGTTGCAACAACCAGACTCTATCGAGAGTAGTATAGCTAGGGATGAGTTTGGTAGTAGAGAAGCTACTAATATACCTTTAGTAGGAGTTAGTGAGGTTTTAAGTAGGACTAATGTAGTTTTAGATTTACAAAGACCAAACCCAAAAGACTTCAAAAGGGGTAGAAAAGATAAAGCCTATATAAAACAACTTGCTGATTTTAGAGCCGCACAAAGAGAAGCTAAAGCCCCAATAAAAGAAGCAGATCCAGTTGTTATGTCTAAATTTGGTTCTGGTACTGTACAAAACCCGTTTGTAGACCCTAAAAGATATAAACAAAAACCAAAACCCCTAACAGAAAAAGAAAAGAACAACAAAAAGAAAGTAAAAAAATACGAGGAAGACCTAAAAGAGCATAGACTAAGTGTAGGGTTTAAGATAGATGAAAGTGATGCTAAAGCAGACGGGCGTTCTATTGCTGGGTTGAATACGTACATACATCCGACTTTGAAAGCAGAGTTTGAAAGTCAGAAACCTTTTTTATCTAAAAGGGCAGTACAAACTTTTAGAGACAAAGCCAAGATAGAAAGAGAAGAAACAGGCGGTATTGGGTTTTTAAGGTTTGTAGACGTAGCAGATTTGCGTGAGCTTAGAACAGCAACTGCTAATAACGAGACTTTTACAATTCCAGATAGAACAGTAGCTCCTGCAGCACCTAAAGTTATTTCTGGAGGACAAACTGGAGCAGATATTATTTTTGTTCAAGCGGCGAAAGAAGCAGGGTTGGAGACGGGTGGGTTAATGCCAAGGGGTTTTGTAACAGAAGATGGACGAAAGCCAGAATATGCACAAGAATTTAACATGGAAGAAGATCCAGATACTGGTAGAGGCAGAAATTTTTTCTTATCTAGAACTAAAAAGAATGTCGCGAACTCAGACGGAACTATTATTGTAGTAAATAACCCTGAAAATCTTACACCCGGTTCTAAACAAACTGTTAATTTTGCACGTGAATTAAATAAACCTTTTCTTGTTGTTGGTCCTGATGCAACGGTTGAAAGCATTCAACAGTTTATTACAGAAAATAACATAAAAACATTAAATGGGGCGGGATCTAGAGGTAGTAAATTAAAAAACCAAGCTAAATTAAAAGCAACCCTAGTAGAATCTTTTAAAACACTTAAACAAGGACAGCCCACAAAGGCAACTAACAGGTTCGTTATTGTAAGGATGAAACCTGACCCAGAACAGTTTAGAGAGATTACTAGAGAAAATGTTGAGACTACTAGGAACATACGTGCGGATCTCCAGATACGATTAGACCAAGCGAACGCAAGAACCAAGTCTAGTAGTTATGACACACCAATCCACTTTAAATTACAGAATCTAAACCCCGAAGCCAAAAGTAAAAAACCAATAAATGTAGATATGGCGGTTTTACTAGAGGGTATCTCTAGTCTATCTAAGATAAAACAACGCAGACAGCCCGAAGAGTACACAAACCAAGCTGGGCAAAGAGTCGCAGCTCTGTTAGATGCAGTAGATATATTACAAGAAAATAATTTCCAACTTGAGTATTACCCACAAGGCGTAAAAGAAGAAGCAGTGTTCATCATGTCTGGGCCCAAAAAGAAAAGTGACATACAACTAGGAGCAGCTCTTGATGACATAATCTCTCGGCCGGAGGGACCTGGAGCAGGTATTCTTAGAATAAAAATACCAGAGTACATTGAGGATTTTTCAGAAGCGGTTCAATATTTAAGAAAACAATTTGGGCTTCCAAGATTAGCTAGCGGTTTTTTTACAAACGATAGGTTTGCAAAAGTAAACGTGCCTTTAAAAGATTTGGTGTACGAAACAGAGGGTACCTCTTTAGTCGCTGGTATGAGCCCTTCACATATTTTGCCTTTGATACAAAATGTTGAAGCTAATACTATGCAGGAGATGACTTTACAAGAACTAGAAGATCTTGCGGCTAGGGCCGAAGACGCTTTGAGTGTCAGGTATGCTGCAGTAGATAAAGATTCTAAAAAGACACCAGGCGAAGTTAAGGCATTTTATGGGACAGTCAAAGCTCAAGATAGAACTATAATGCAGTTCCTAAGTGAAATAGGTAAAGTCATAGCTGCTATAAACAGTGCGGATATAAGGAATGAACCCGGTAAATTTGATCCGCAAGCAACTACACAAGTAACTCGTGATGTGGTCGGTGTAGATAGAGACACAAACGAACAGGTAACTTACAGACAAGACGTTGATATTATCGACCCTCAATTTAAAGGAGTGGGTGGTGCAATTGATAGAAATGTACCGATAGAAACTTACTTAGATGACCTTCAAACAATTGCTATAGAAAGAGCTACACCTTCTATAGACGAGACTGGTATGTATAACTTAGATGACCCTAGTGGTGCTTCGATAGTTGATAATTCTAGTATTAAAATGGATATTCGAGATCGAGACTTGTTCGAGACTTATCAAGAACAACAAGGCAAAGAGTTCAGGGGCAGAGATAGGTATGCAGATCTAGCAAGAACAAGTAATACAAAACCAAAATTTAAGGACAACACAAAATACCAAAAAGTTACAGCAGTGTACTTAGGTAAAGTGATAGCAGAAAAAATTAATAAGTTAAAAGGTATAGATACCCCAGCACCTACGACAAGGACAAGAGCAAACCTACCTTTTAGAAAACAAATAATTACTAATATGATTGGAGCGGCTAGGAACTTAGGGCTCACAACAAACTTACACATTGTAGCGGCAGAAGAAGGGTACAGCGATTCACAGTTACCTACAAGAATTAAAAACGTGATCGACCAAAAAAACTTTGACGATAAAAGACAAGATCTTTTAGAACGATCAGATAAAGTAGCTATGACTCTGCAGTACAGAGATTTTGATATTATCTTAATGAAAACAAATCCAGACATCTCTGAAGGGCAATACTACTCTGCATTCTTAAAAGAATTAGGTAACTCTTTGACTTTCCAAGAGCTAGAAAAGAGTTTAAAAGTGCCCGCTACTAGGAAAAAAATACTGCAAGCGTACGAAGAAATACTGAAAGGTGACAACGTGCCTCCTACCTACACAAACGATGACACGGGCATAGAGAACTTTATGGCTGATCAGTTCGGTGTAGCTATAAGAAAAGAGTTAGGTATAGAAGTAGACGGCACAGTGTTTGACAGTATGAACAAACCTGCTCAAGCTTGGTTCAAACGGTTAGCTAAATCACAAAAGAAAATGTATGACCAGTCTAAGATCTTTAGAAAGCGTACAGCAGTGGACGAAACCTTCCAAGAGTATGCGGCTGAATTACAAAAAACCCTTATAAACCCAGAAAACCAGAATGTTTCTTATAAAACAAAAGCAAGCATAGAAACTATGATTGAAAGTGTCCTCGGGCCAGAAACGTTTACTGATAAGCAGTTGCGAAAAGCTATGGAGCAGACAAGTAAACTATTTAAGACTAAGAACTTGCCTACTTGGCTTACCAAAATACTTCTTACTTCTGATACCAGGCTTAGAAACTACGGTCCAATAGGTGTAGCTATAGCTAACTTCTTTAATCTAGACCCTAGGTCTGTTTCTGAATCAGGCAGAGCGGGTATCTTTACGTTAAAAACTAGAAGAGCGAATGCTATGTTTAATGAGGTAGCAAAGATATTAGGGGTAGAAGATGGTTGGATTTACTCTACCTTAACTACAGAACAAAAACAGCAAATAGATTTAGCTGCTGATGATACTAAAGATACAGCTGATCTACCGCCACGAGCTAAAGCAATAAGAGAGTATCTAGTTAACAACGTGTATAAAGACCTTGGATTAGATAGATATGGAGTAGACGAAAGACAAAACTTTTTCCCTCGTGTAATCGCGATTGCAGAAATAGCGGGCAATGAAAGTTTACAAATAGTCGCTAGGCAAGTATTAGCAGAAGCTAATCCTGGGGTATCAGAAAGTAGAATAGCTGATGCTGTAAGTGGTGTAGTCAAAAAAGGGTCAGGCGAATTAGATTTCGCAGCATCCGATGAAATAGATCTTGGTATGATGAAAGAAAGAAAAGAGCTATGGAACAAGGTTACAAATAGAAGACTTATGGACGCGGGGCTTGCTTTACCCGCAGAAGTGGGTTTAAAACAGTACCTAGATAAAGTAGCCCTTAAATACGAATTTGAACAATCAGGTGGTGTAAAAGAACTAAACGGACTAATAGAACAACTTACCCCAGAACAACAAGAAGACGCTAGAAGGATCATTGATTCTATGTTTGGTAAAACTCCACCCATAGATAAAGGCTGGTTAAAAGTAGCTAATAACGTGTTGCTCCCTGTAAACATCATAACTCTGCTAGCCTTTACTGTATTAGCTTCTTTGCAAGATACAGCAGGGCCAGTACTAAGATCTAGGGGCACAGCTAAGATAAGTGACGTGGCTAATGTTATTAAAACTATGATAAAGAGCCCGCAAGAGGCTGCTGAGTTAGCACGAGAGGTTGGTGTTATCGGTGTAGATGCGATGTCCAGCTTCTTTATCTTTGCTGGAGAACAGAACTTTATGAACCAAACTTCAAAAAATGTATCAGATGTTTGGTTTAGAGTTACATTATTAGAGGCATACACTAAGTTTACTAGGGTGTTTGCTACGGGCATGGGCACAAGATTTCTGCAGAATCACGCACGAAAAGCTCAGGAAGGAGACACTACATCTCAACTTTACTTAGATGAACTAAATATCACCGCAGATGAGGTGTTGACTTGGGAAGGCGGTAAGGCAGATGATGCTACACGTACAAAGGTCAATGAAGCGTTGGCTCAGTTTGTAGATGAATCTATTGTAAGACCTAACCCAGCACAAAGACCTACTTATGCTAATGATCCTAGGTATGCTCTTATATGGCAGTTAAAATCATTCTTCTATGCTTACGGTAAAACAATCGTGTTCCCAACATTGAAAGAGTCACATAGAGGGTTTGTAAACCAAGGCGTAGGCGCTGGTGTGATGCCATTGTTGCTTATGGCTGGGATCTTACTGCCTATAACTATGTTAGGTTTAGAAATAAGAGAATTGACTAAGTATTTACTAGCAGAGTTGTTGCCAGGTATTGATGGCGACGACCCAGGAGTAAACTACTTTAAGAGCAACAGCATGAGTACAGGACAGTATATAACTGAGATCATAGACCGAAGTGGTATGCTAGGCCCAGCGAGTTTAGCCCTGCCTATATTCTTAGAGAGTCATAGGTATGGCAAACCATTCTGGGTACCGCCCTTGGGGCCAGCTGCAGAAAGGGTGTATGATGGCATAACTTGGGACTGGCGTGTAGCAGATTACTTGCCTGTTTATGGTCAGCTAGACACTAGAAATTTTGGAAGGTAAAATTAATTATGGCATATTCAGACACAATAAAGTTAGTAGTCGGAGACACACTACCAGAACTTACTTTTAATTTAAAAGACAGTAATACAGCGGCTTCTGGAGCTACCTTAGATGTAGAAGATAGTTCAACCTGGGCTCCTATAGATTTAAGTGGGGGTTCTGTAAAACTAAGAATTAGAAAGGTGGGTTCTTCCACTGTTTTAAGCACCATTACTGCTTCTGTTTCTTCTCCTGCTAGTGCTGGGGTCTGTGCGTTAGTGTTCCCATCTGGGACTTGGACAGCCGCAGGTACGTACGAAGGAGAGATTGAGTTTACTAAATCAGACGGGAATATCCAGACTGTACAAGACTTGATCAAGTTTAAAGTACGTGACGACTTTGATTAATGGCATTCAAGTTTACCGTAGACTACCAACAGCTACGGCTGATTATCCAAACAGACTCTACTGAGTCTGTAAATTTATTTCAACACTTAAAAAGCACCGTAGACTTTACGGATCTTAGACAAGTTGTCGCTTTTCAACAACTTACCGCAGCAGACGTAAAACTAGATTCTGACAGTAAAAACCTTTACTTTATTGTTGGGCACCCAAATGCTGAGACGATTAGCCTGACAGATGTCCCAGCTATACTTTTTGAAACAGCAAGAACAGAGACCGTTACTTTATCAGAAGAAGCGGCGCTTGCTTTTGGCAAGAACCCATCTGATACAGTAGGTATTTCCGAATCTTTAAGTAAAGTTGTTGATTTTGCTAGGTCATTTAGTGACACCCCAACTCTTAGTGATGCACCCGCACTTGCGTTTAGCACATCGTTTGCTGAAACTAGCACGCTTTCAGATGCCCCTGCATTAGGTATTGAACCAGCAAAAAGTGACACATTATCATTTTCTGATGCACAAATTCTTGGTATAAATCCGGCCAAAAGTGATACTTTGTCAGTTTCAGATACACCTGCGCTTAGTATTAGTGTGCCACATTCTGAGACAGCAACTGTATCTGAAGCAAAGGCACTATCTGTAGATAAGCCAATACCTGCGGGCGGCACCGTCACTTACACAGTAACAGTTGCTTCGGCAACAAACTCTTATGGCTCAGGGAATAAGTACCATATTGATGGGGTCAATAGCCCAGCGTTAACGTTAGATGTAGGTAAAACATACAGATTTGACTTGTCTGATTCAAGTGTAAATGGGCACCCACTAAGGTTTTCTGAAACAGCAAATGGCAGCCACGGCGGGGGTTCTGCGTACACGACCGACGTAACTGTAAACGGTACACCAGGCTCCTCTGGTGCTTATGTAGAGATACAAGTTACCGGGTCTACTCCTGAATCGCTGCATTATTATTGCACGAATCACAGCGGCATGGGCGGTTCAATCACCGTACAGAACGCAGAAACAGTAGCTATATCCGAAGTCTTTAGTCGTGTTGCAACTTTCTCAAGATCTTTTTCAGATAGTTACACGCTTGATGATGTAGCAAGTCCTTCAGACGATCTAAGAACAGATGTGACTATTACCAAAGGTAATATCGTAAGCATTGGGGACAGTGCACCCACATTTGCCTTTACAACAGGCTTTTCGGATACACCTACAATCTCAGAAAGCCTTGCTTATTCGTTCTCAACATCCTTTAGTGAAACCCTAAGTTTATCGGACGTGCTTGTTTCTGGTCCTGGAAGCGTTCACACGGACACTACTTCCATCTCGGAAAGTTTAGCACATAGTCTTGGCAAATCATTATCAGATAGTGCTACAATAACAGAGTCGATAAGTGTAGTGTTGATCTCCGGATCAAACAGTGTTCTTAACACCTCCGCACTTAACACTAGTGTATTAAATTAAAATTGGAGAAATTTTATGATAAACGACGGTTTAAAACTTACAGGTAAGTTAAAAATTGCTCTTAATGGAGAAACTGTTCAAGAAGTCGACAACTTAGTAGTTACCGCTGGTAAAGGCTATGTTGCTTCTAGAATGAAAGATGCTTCTGCCACTGCTATGTCTCACATGGCTATTGGTAGTGGTTCTACTGCAGCTGCAGCCAGTGATACCGCTTTAGGTAATCAACTAGGCCGGGTTGCGTTAACAAGTACTGCTGTATCAGCTGCTGTTGTAACTTACACAGCTACATTTGCTGCAGGTACGGGTACAGGTGCTGTTACTGAAGCAGGTATTTTAAATGCTTCTTCAGGCGGAACTATGTTATGTAGAACTGTTTTTTCAGTAGTAAATAAGGGTGCGTCTGACTCAATGACAATTACTTGGACTGTAACAGTTAGTTAATTTTTAAGGAGTTAGCTAATGGCTGTTAAGTTCACCAACAACGCAGCAACAACTCTTGCCGCAGGGATAAACAGTAGTGCTACTAGCATCTCTGTCACTGACGGATCTGTTTTTCCGTCATTAAGTTCAGGAGAGCATTTTTACTGTACCTTTGACGATAGTACTAACACAGAGATTGTTAAGGTCACAGCAAGAAGTAGCAACACACTTACTGTTGTTAGAGCGCAAGATAATACAACTGCAAGGGCGTTCAGTTCTGGAGATAAAGCAGAACTACGTGTCGTTGCGGCTTTACTAGAAGATGTAAAGACCGAAGTTACATCTACCTTAACTGTTGATACATTTACCGGCGATGATTCCACAACTGCATTTACGCTAAGCCAAGCACCTGACGGTGAAGATAATCTTATTGTATTTATTGAAGGTGTTTATCAAAACCCCGGAGACTTTACGTTATCAGGAACTACTCTTACGCTAGACAGTGCTCCAGTAGCAGGGCGTAAAATTGTTGCTTACCATGTAGGGGCACTAGTTTCAGGTAATAACCTTAATCACGATCAATTTACAGCTAACGGTAGTACTGCAGCATTTACGTTAAGTATTGCACCCATACACGAAAACAACACACAGGTCTTTATTGATGGTGTGTATCAGCAAAAAGATAGCTATGCAGTATCAGGCACAACACTTACCCTAGATGCCAACCCTAGCAGTGGGGCCAAAGTAGAGGTAATGACCTTTACACAAACTGATGTAAATACCATACCTGCATCGTTTGTTGCAGGATTAACAGAAGTGTCCGCAGTAGGTGCAGACCACCTACTAGTCTATGATGCTACTGATAATGCATTAAAAAAAGCACTAGCTTCAGATCTTATTGAAACCGTAGGTGCTACCCCTACTTTTACTACTGCTAACATTACAAACACCACAACAGGTGATTCATTGTTGTTTACAACAACCGAAGATTCAAGCACAGCAGCACCAGTCATTACACTAAAAAGAAACTCAGGTTCACCCGCTGATGCAGATTACTTAGGACAACTTAAGTTCAAAGGTGAGAACGATGCTGACCAAGAGGTAGTTTACGCAAAGATTACAAGCAAGATACAAGATGCTTCAGACGGAAGTGAAGATGGGTTGCTTGAGTTTGCTAACATCAAAGCAGGCAGCCAAACAATTACTGCTAGGCTCAAATCAGATAAATTACAACTGCTTAACAGCACAGGGTTAGAAGTAGCAGGTTTAACTTATCCAACTAGCGATGGATCAAACGGGCAAGCTCTTGTTACTGATGGTTCAGGTAATTTAAGTTTTTCAACAATATCAGGTGGTGCAAGTTCCATAAATGATCTATCTGACGCTAAGACCTTTGGCACTGGCTCAATAATGATGGGTGATGCAACAACAGGCACTATTGATGCTGCTAATTATAATACTGGTTTCGGTATTGATGTTTTTGAAGCCTTAACTTCAGGTGATGATAATGTTGCTATTGGATATCAAGCAGGCACAGATATCACTACAGGCTCACAAAATGTATTTTTAGGTAAAGAAGCAGGACACAAAACTACAACTGGAACATTTAACACCGCACTAGGGCATCAAGCATACGGCCCAGGTGGTGGTTCAGCAACAACAGGTCAATTCAATACTGCTGTTGGTTATGCTGCACTATACTCAGTTACTTCGGCTAGTAATAATACAGCGATGGGTAAATATGCTTTACTCTACAATACTACAGGGGTAGAAAATGTAGCTATAGGAGCAGGAGCATTACAAGCAAATACCACAGCTTCAAACAATGTCGCAGTCGGTGTTGAGGTTTTAGATGCTAATACCACAGGAACTCAAAATACTGCAGTGGGTAAGGCTTCAATGTCTGCTAATACAACAGGAAATTATAATGCTGCTTTTGGTGCTTACTCACTACAAAACAATACAACAGCAGAAGAGAATACCGCTATCGGATATGAAGCACTAAATGACAACACCACTGGTAACAAAAATACAGCGGTTGGATTTAGAGCTTTAGACCTTAACACTACCGCATCTGAAAATACAGCAATAGGTGGCGATGCTTTGGGAAACACAACCACAGGCGGTAATAATGTAGCTGTAGGCAGATTAGCTTTATCTCAAAACACTACAGGAGTAAGTCATACAGCAGTAGGTCACCAAGCTTTAGATGCTTGTACTACAGGCAATAATAATACTGCTTTTGGTAAAGATTCTTTAGGCTCTTGTACGACAGGTGGTCACAATGTTGCTTGTGGTCTTAATGCTTTAGCAGCACAAACAACTTCTAATAATTGTACTGCTATGGGCTCAGGTGCAGCATATGTACTCACCACATCTGATAAATCAACTTGTATAGGAAGAGAAGCGGGAGTAGCAATTACCACAGGCAGTAATAATGTTTTTCTAGGTGGTTCAGCGGGTTACAACACAACCACGGGTGATAATAATGTTGTTATTGGGACAAATGCATCTTGTGCAAACAGCACTGACTACAGGTGTTTATTTATCTCCACTGTAGGCGGTAGTGGTAAAGGGAACCATACAGGATTTCTTTCCGCAGGTGGCTCAGCTAGTATTTATCAAGGTAATAATTCATCTTCTTGGGCTACAACATCAGACAGAAGAATAAAGAAAAATATTGTAGAAAATACTGATGGTTTAAATAAAATAGAACAAATACAAGTAAAAAACTTTGAATACAGAACAGAAGACGAAATCACTGATTTTGATAATCCAAAAGCTGTAGCAGTAGAAAAACAAGGTGTACAGCTTGGCGTGATTGCCCAAGAGATACAAGAAGTATTACCTGATGTAGTCAAAACAGAAGATTCAGGATGTATGCGTGTAGACCCTGATAACATTACTTGGTATTTAGTAAATGCTGTAAAAGAATTATCAGCAGAAGTAAAAGCACTTAAAGAAAAACTAGGAGAATAATATGACAACTCAAACTGTAGCCCAAGTCTTAAAAGCAGGAGTTGATTCCGCAACTTTAATTAATGGTATAGATGATGGTTCAATTGTCAGAGATGATTTGACCCAAGAAGAAATAAATACTTTAGTTCAACAAAATGTTGACCACTTAGAACTTATCTTAGCTTACGATGGCACGAATGAAACACCAAATGTAGTCGGATCATCTAATAGTAAAAAAACAACTTGCTCTGATGCAGTAGCAACAGGCAAAGCATATATAGAAAGTAATACCTAATGGCAAACACCAAGATACCAAGCGAATTAATAGACGGAACTTTAGGCGTTGCAGGAATTACATCTTCTGCTGATGCAACAGCGATAACTATTGATAGCTCGGAAAATGTAACCTTTGCACAAAAGGTTGGTATTGGTGTTACACCCACACATAATTTTAATTTATCAAGCGCAGGCGCAGTAGAAGCAAGATTTGCTTCAACAGATAACGATTGTTATTTACAGATCGCTTCAGATACAGACGAAGGACAAGATTCCGTACTACAGTTTTTATCAGGCACTTCAGCTAGAGGTTCTATTACATACGACCACAACACTACAGCAGCAGACCAAAGCATGATTTTTAAAACTGCTGATAATGCTAGTGAAAAACTTCGTATTACAGGCAAAAAGATGCTTGTTACAGGTGGCGAAACACTTAATACAAATTGGGGTACAGAGTTTAATGGTATTCAGATGGGTGATACCCACATTGCAGGTTATGC